CCTACTTTGTATATTATATTATACCATAATAAAAAGAAATTGTCAAGAGTTCATCACTCTTGACAATTACTATAGAAAGGGAAAGAATCAAGATGGGTAAGGAATTTCTTTCAGGTCATCTATGATAAGAGAGAGTGCTTCAATCTGATCTCTATTCATATTGCCAACCTTGTTTCCTTTACCAAGGTATCTATCTGTCACCTGCTGAATACGAGGACTCCAATAATTAGCCATTTCTTCATCAGATGCAGTTTTAACAATGTTATCAATAAAGGCATTAAATTCTGCCATAAGACTATCAAAATCTTTAGTAGGAGTTACTTCATGAGTATTTTCTCTCTTGTCAGTAAACAATTCCTGACCTTCTTCTGCCATTTGCTGATCAATAGCATCGGCAATAGCGTTGACAAGATTTTGATAGCTAAAATCAATTACGTCTGGGGTATATTTAAATCGAGATCCTGCTTCGTAACGAGGAGTTCCTCGCATAAACAACTTAGTGACGAGTGCTCCAGATTCATCTTCCACTGACCTTGAATATCCGATAATGTCGCATAAACGAGCGCAGATATTGTTAGCTCTTTTATCAAGGGTGGGGACGATCTTGTTATATTGCTGTTTTGATTCATCTGTAAATACCTTATCTGTATCGTGAGAAATAATTACAAGACCAAAATTAAGCTGAACAATAGAACGAAGAGCTTCATCAAATTCTTTCTCAATCATTCCATATCCTTTGCCATATGGAATATCACTAACTGAATCAGCATCATTATTGACGCAGACATACTTGGTGCAAAGATCATATGCAATATCAGCAGTATCAATAATAATTGTTTCATACATTTCCTGGGCCTGTGGCTCTTTCAACTGGCGAAGGACGCGCTTAAAGTCAGACCAGGAGTTAATAGGCAACGCCATGACGCCAGGGATTGCGGCGTAGCCTTTTTCAAATGCGAGGAGTAAAGCTTTAGGAAACTTTGCAGCTATCGTAGTTTTACCAGTTTTCCAACCACCATAGAGGAATACAGAATAGCCTCTAAGATCGCGAGAAACCTGATGTGGCTGAACAGCAAAAATGTCAATATTAGCCATTTTGTTCTCCTTTCATAGAACTAAGCTAGGATTAACCTAGCTTAGAACTTAAAACCGCCTGCGGGAATGCCTGCAGTCGAAGCGGGAGCACTTGCTGCAGTCTGAGCAGCCGCGCCTTTATAATATTCGACGCTACGTGCCTTAACTTCAGCCAGCATGACATTACGATTCTCCATTGCTTTCTGGATATCAGCTGCAGTAAGGATCTCTTCTGCACCAAAATCATAAGGAACTTTGTTCGCATGATTGATGACCCAATTACGAACCCTGCGCTCCACTGTATCAACTGCATCTTCACCAAATGCAGACTCAACAGTCTTCTCAATCTTCACGGTACGGTTCTCAATATATCCGCGAATACCTGTATACATAGGATTGCTTGGATCAATACCTGCATCTTCAAAATACTTCATTGCCGCAGGATGACGTACAACGAAGGTCATAGGAAGAATATCATTGCGGAAGTTGAAGATGCAACCTTTAACCTGGACATAATCTTCCTCAATACCGCGCTCTTCATTCTTCTCAACAACAAACACATTAGTCAGAAGTGCATCACACTCAAACTTATTGCGCTCAGCTTCGGGAGGAAGCTCAGCAGGCCCGCGCAGAGTGGTAACAAAACCACCCTCATGACGAGGAGTAGACACCAGTTCATCTCCACCCTGGGGATAAAAATCATTCAGAGCAATGCTAGGAGTCAGCTTAACACAAGTTGCCTGATCCAGACCATCATTCATAATAGTCTTACCACTCTCAATGATCTGCTTAAGAGCATTATAGGACACATTGCCCTTGCCCTGCTTAGTTGTAGGAGCCACATAGGTGTAGTGGACCTGGATCACATTCATACCAGCATCATCAGTGGCGATATCCAGAGTTCCACTAATAAACTCCTTACCATAATTTTCGCTATTCTTATTTTCAACCTTACGGATAGAAAGATCGTGAGAATAAATACGTCCTGCAATCTGTTCAGTATTCTTATTAGTTCTCATATAAGTTCTCCTTAATTAGTATA